ATAGTTACCCAAAAATTGAATGTCGTATTCAAAGAATTATCACCAGTAAATATAGTTACTGACTGTCCATTAGCAGCTACTGTAACAGTTGCAGCTGCAGGAGTTGTTGCACTAAGATTAACATTCGTTCCAGCTGAATCCTGTGCATGATAATAAGTATCTTTTACCGTTGAACTAAGTACACCAGTTCCATAGAATGTTTCATTAGCACCACTTGATGTTAATGTACAAGTACCAGCATTAATAATAACACCACCATAATGTTTTTGTTTAGTATAACTTGTATCAATGTTACCTGAATCATCACGAATTGTTTTAATCGTATTCTGTGGTAATTTAAATACTGCTGTATTAAAATCAGTTTCAAATAATCTTGCATCACCACCACTCACTCCACCAACTTTACCAACATCAGCTACTCTTGATTCTATCGATACAACTACAGGTGTTGCTGAGGCATTAACAGGAATTGAAAATCTTTCTGCATCTACAAATGCATTACCACCGGTCATTTTAATATCATATAAAAATAATTGATATCTCCAAGTAGATGGTGTGCCTAACGTAGGTCTGTCAATTACAGTTATAGTTCGTGCTTTAGCTGTACCGATTTTAGTATTTACATATGTAGTTGGATTGGTTAAAACTGGAGCTGCATTGTGAATATCAAATTCTGTGCCAGTTGTAAAATCATAAAATCCACTAAGATTATCTATCTTAGCATAATTACCAAACTGCATTAAACGATCAAAACCATTTACATTAACACTATCTCTCGCACGGTCTACATGAACATCACTTGAAATTAATGTTCTAAATTCGTGTCCTTCAACATATGCTTTACCTGGGTCCAATCGTGCAGTAAATTTTGTTGCATCGGGTATACTAGCAGTATGTGTTTTTAATTGAATAGGAAAATGTCTTACAGTATAGTTACCTGATTCATCAAATGTTCTTCGAGCAAAAGTTTCTTCCAATACAGAGTAAACTGGATATTCAACATCAACGTGTCGAACACCATTTACCAAACGAATCATTTCTATAAAATCTGTATCATCAATTGATGTTATAGATTTCTTAATTAAAGTAAGTGCATACTTTAAACGATCTGCACCCGGAGCAGCATAGTTATATGCTCCCTGTGCATTATCTAATAATGTACTATCATCACCAGAATCAACTACAGCTGCTGATACTTGAAAACCAATTTTATATGTTGGTGTATTTGTATAGTTATCTAAAATAACTGTTGAAGCACCTGCTCGAATAAAGTTACCATTAAAATAATAATAACCAGCATCATTAGAAACTGCTGAACCTTTACCAGTTGCTGATGATGATGCAGCTAATACTGCTGAAGAAAAATCATCTGCTACAAGTCTTTCACCAGCATTAAATACTGCTGAAGTATTCAGAGTAGCAGTTGCAGTTGCAGAAGATCCTTCACCACTTGTAATAGTAACACTCGGAGTAGATGTATACCCATTTCCTTTATTTGTTACATTAATACCTATAATTGTTTGCGCACCAGAAGTTCCATTATTACCAACTACAGCAACAGCTGTTGCATCAACACCACCACCACCTGTAATGGTAACAGTAGGAACAGATGTATATCCTGTACCAGCATTTGTTACAGAAATGCCTTGTATTTTCTGAGTAACACCACCACCAGTAAGATACTTAACCCACAAAGTATCTGGGTCACCAATAGTTGCATTAACAACAGAAGTATTTACTACTTTTGCAATCGTTCCTGTCTGACTACCAATAATAGTCTTACCCTGTAAATTTGCAGGTGTAATAGCCACACCATTATAGTTAGCTTGTAACTTTACATAATTATATTCTGTATCAATAAATAATTCCCCACCAGATACTCGACTACCATTTGCAAATACATGATCGCCAAATCGTTTGAGTTGGTTTCTCATTATTGTTTGTTCTTGGGTAAGCTCTCTTGCTTGAACAGCTACAGCAGGCTTGTAGAGAACTTGATGAAAATCTTTAGTTTCATCATAATCATCAAAGTACGGGCTCTGATTAAGATTTAAATTTATATTGGTTGTCATATATTATTACCTTCTATTAAAATTCAACTACTAACTTGACATCTTCAGTTTGGTCAGACGCACGATTGATTGGAGCTCGATACTCTACATAAATTTGTTCTCCGCTATCATCATCTAACCCGGCACCTGTATATGTGGCTGCTGTTGCGAGAGCACCACCTGCGTTTGGATTTGCAATCAAAATTACTTTTCTAAAATCATCTCCAACTTGAAAATTACCACCTTCTGTCCCAACCAAACGAATATTCATCATTACATATGCACCACCAAGTTCTGTCTTTGGATTTTTACCATGTCCATTCTTAGGACCGATTCGTGGTTCAAGTATACATCCTGCTCCACCACCACCAGTAATAGTCGCAGCTGCAGCACGATAAAGAGTTCCAACATTTGTCATTGATACTCTTTTAATAATACCACCAATCACACTAGAAACTCTTGCAGTTGCATTAGACCCGCCTGTTGATGTAATAGCAATTGCCGGCATTACTTCATATACACTTGTACTATCTGGATTCGTTGTCCATGCAGAAACAGTTGCTACTTTAGTAGAACCAACATAATCAGTAATAACTTTTATCTGTCCACTTCCAGTTCCTGATGAAATATAAACAGTCATACTATTATAGATATCATTAGTAGGAGATGCTGTTGAGGCAAGAGTAATTGATGTTGCACCACCACCCTGTGCTGTACCTGTATCTGTATTCGTATATCCAGTTCCACCAGCAGTTACATCAATATGTTCTAACGCTCCATCTACTGCTGCTTGCTGAACAGTCCATTGTGCTGTACCATCATCAGATGTCAAATATTTTACAGGAATCCAATCTGTTGTAACATATTTCAAAACATCTGCCTGTTGTACTTCATACATAAATTTCCAACGATAATTATCTGGTGTATCAATAATCCCGGCACTTTGACTCGTAGGTTTTTCTGTAGATGCAGCTCCACCATAATTACTAATACACTTATAGACATTATATTGGTCTGTCATTACAAAAAATGTTTGGTCAATCTGGTCATCTTGAAGATGATTGTATTCTGTATAAACAGTTCCTGATGTCCAATCAGTTCGTTTAATAACATGAGATACATCAGACCCATTAATTAATTTTGCAGCTATGCTATCATCGTGATGAATGAAAGGTGCTACTGTCGTATCTATTGGTGTTGGAATTAATGTATCAGAAGGACTGCCTTCCATATATTGACCCAAATCAGCACCAGACCAACTATCAGCCTTACCAATTATTAGATACATATTATTAGTTGAAAACGAACTAATAAAATTATCTGCGTTATAAGTTCTAAATGCGTTAGTTATAATTGCTGGCATAATCTCAATCCTTTTTTATTTATTTATAATGCTATTCTATGTTTTGAATTTAATATTGGTTTTAGTCCCACATGAAACCACGGCCACAGCGGTGGAAAAATTACCATGCGACCTCTTCTTGATTATTTATAATATTTATACCTTACTTATGTGACTATTCATCGTAAATCTTGTTTTTTCGTTCGCTGTTGTAACATATCTTGCGATTATTTCATCTTTGAAATGATCTATTGTATACCCACCACCCAGATGTTCGCCTGTATTAATATTAATTGATTTACTATAACCACCCTGTTTATTAAATTTCTGTCGGTCTAGTTGTCTGCGCAAAGGACCCAATTGCAAAGCACCCTCTACTCCAACTGAACTTTGACCCCAATCTTCCCATAGAGAAATATTACCATCTGTAATTAAACCCCATTCTTCATTGTCAGGTGGGGATGTATGAGATTGATGAACAAACAACCAATCATCTGCTTCTGTTATACTTAATATAAAAATAGGTAAATCTATTTCAACAATATGCCAATCTGAATGTCCAGGTCCCATTTGAGAACCAAGAGCTTGTCCATTATGTGGCCACGGATCTCCATCTGGCCATTCTGGATTTGTCTGCTGTAATTGTAGATTGAGTCGTATTGGTGGCTCAATATCTCCGTCATGCCAAATAATTTTCCATGGCCATTTGTGTTGTGGAGGAATAGAAAGTCCTATTCCTGTTTCAAGCAATCCCGTAATTAATGTTCTACCAAACAATGCAAGTCCAGAAGGATGCACTATTCGTTTGACATAATCTCTCCACTTGTCAATTGTATTACCAGCTTTAATCTCATATGAAAATGCTTGATAATATCTGCTATCTTGAATATAGTTAGCAGCTGATAATTGTCCGTCATCACCAACCCATCTTGTATTTGCTTCATTTTCATAACTACCAATTGTTGCTACACCTATTGCAGTACCATCACCCGAGGAAGAAAAATCTAATGTTGGAACTATTTGATAATGAAAACCACCATTTACTAATTTCAAAGTTTTAATTCCACCAATACCAGAACCACTTAATGTAATACTAGCTCCTGTTCCACTTCCTCCACCAGAAACAGTTGGTATACTTTTATACCCAAATCCATTATGCTCAAACTCTACCGCAGTAATTCCACCACTACCATTAATTGTTTTTACAAGTACACTACAAGTTCTTCCATCTATCTCTAACTTACCTGTATTATTAATCGTAAGTTTATCACCAACTACATATCCAGTTCCAGCAGTTGGTATTGCATATGTAGTCATACTTCCAGTTGTTAATGATGAAACTAAAAACTGTGCCCCAGAAGCAGCTGCACCACCACCAACAATAGGAATATTATCTTCTACACTATAACCATTGCCAGGATATGTTATCGTATAACCTGTTACCATTCTATCCAGAGTAAACGTATTTGTTCCATCTGTAATAGTTTCATTGTCAATAAATGTTCCAACAACTTTAGAAAGATAAATTGTGGATACTTCAAAAACACCAACCTGTTCTTTAAGAACCAACTCAACAATTCCTTGTGTACCAGATGTTCCACCTGTAATTGTTTTACCGGTAAAATCAAATATAGCTGAACTTCCACTAGTGTCAATACATCTTAAAATTTTATCTTTAGTATATCTTCCATCTGATACACGAAGCATATCAACAGAAGGATAATAAAATTCAATTTCTTCTTGATATAATAATCGGAATAAAAACTGGAAAGATTTTTCACTACCTTTGGAACGATAGAAATCACGAAGTCGTTTTATTACATGCGGTTTATTTGAATTAGCAAAAACTGCCTCTGGAATATCTTTACCAAATTGTGTTTTAAAATACTGTAAGAAATCATCAACTGTTTTATCAATATTAAAATAATTTCTTAAATTACCAACAATTTCATATGGTTTACCAGTTTGTTCCAGATACTCATAGTATGCTTCCAAGAAAGCTACAAACGTAGCATGATCCTGTTTTACAAAATCTGGTAATTGTCCTTCTACACGAACAGATATTCGTTCATCAAACGAAGGATGTATTGGAGTGTTTGGATTGCTTGCCATATTAAACTATTGTCTCCGCTACCATTGTAATATTAATTGCAGCCGTATCGGTTGAATCAGTTGTTATTATTTGTTCTCTTAATGGAGTAATATCTTGATTGTTAATTCCTGGTGTTACAATCATCTTGATATATGTTTTTCCATCCGAGATAGTATATGGAGTGAAATTATTTAAAACAACTTTACCAGTAGTATAATCTATTGTTCCAAGATTCTGAGAACCATCAGCAAGAGTCATATATGCCACCGGACTATCTACAGCAATACTATCTGTAGCACTAGTATAAGTTGATCTTATTAACTTAACAACTCCTAAACTATCATCAAACAATGTATATGTATATCCATCACTTGCCGTAAAAGCAGTACTAGTAAGTGTTCCCTCAGCTAGCGTCGTATTAAACTCCACAGTGTATGTTGCAGCTACTGCTAAAGTCATTGGAGCAATTTGCATCTGATATCTAATAGATGTTTTACTATTGCGTATAGAACTATTCGTATCATCTATTACTCCTGCTAATTTAGAATATCTAAACTTATTATCAAACTTTTGCAAACTCGTTGAGAAGTAATTTGTAATAGTTGAACTTATTAGAGATTTTAAAGTATCTTCATTCGTCAACAAAGTAACAGGATCATAATTAATAGTTGTGTCAATTAGGAGATAATAAAAAATCGGGTCAACAATTTCTGGTGTTACAGTAACTACATTAGTCTTTTTCAATATAGAAGTTTTTATAGCATCTTTAGTAGCTGCACTAAATGCTGTATTGCCGTTTGGTTTAACTGCTATATAAACTTTACCATATACTGCTGGACTTGCATCCTCACCACCATATACCGTAATAGATTCTATATCACTTCTTTCACCAAGTAAGATAGCTTTATAATCTTCTTTAGTTGTTGCACGTTTTTGTGCTTGATATAATTTTGGTGCATTTGTTTTTAATGAAGCAACAGATTCAATCTCTGCTCCACCTGAAGCTGCACTAGCAACTGTCAATGTATAGTTAGCTGATGATAAACCAGCAACTGTTCCAACAGCCGTAAATGAACTTGCCTTATTTGAAGCCAAACCACTTGTAACTAAATATTCAATAAAAATAATATTAGCATCAGCTAACTGTGCGCCAACAGCACCATCACCAAATAAAATTTCATATTTTTGTTCTTCCACTTCTTGTATCCAAAAAACTTTCTGTGTAGATGCTATTGTTGTAACATCTAATGCATTAGCATTTGTCCAAGTAGTTACTGCTGTATCTGATGATGAATTTTGAACTTGAACTGTAATAGTAGAAATATCAACATTTCTATTTGGCACAACAAATCTTTGTGTTGTATCAGCTAAGTTGACAGTATATTTTTTATTAACAATTGTGCCTTCTCTGATCGGTAAATTAGTAACTGAATAGGTACCAGCAATCGGATAAATTGTTTTGTTAGCTGTTGTTGTAAACGTATAACTTCTTCCACTAATAGAAGTAGTAAATTTTGTATTTTTTGCAATTGATAAAGAAAGGGGAGAACCGCTTGGAGTAAAAGTCATATCCAAGTATGCAGTAGAAGCAGTGACTGATGCTGGTATAACATTCAAATGTTTTGCATGAGATACTACTGATTCTCTGAGTGAAGCAGAATCTATAAACATTTCATTAACTGCCATGTTTGCATAGTATCCCATATAATGAGTATTGTATGCTAAGACATCTAACAAAACATCCATACCACTTCCAGCAAAATCATAATCAGCAAATTGACTCTGTGCAGATAAATATGATTTTAAATTTGACTTGATATCATCAAATTCTAAATCTGTTATTGTTAATTTATTGCTTGCCATTTATCGTAACCTCTCCAAAAACAATGAAATTTCTATGGGCTCTGGTGAATTGACTACATGGAAAAAAATTGAGACATCAAAACCATTAGCATCTATATCTCCACCAACAACAACATTATCTACCACAACTCTTGGTTCATAATTTGCCAAACATAATTCTATAGCTAATTGAATATCATATTTCGTATGAGCAGTAGCCAGACCAAACAAATGTCTGGTTACTCCTCCATCAATCTCAGGATGGAATGGTTTATCATACTTATTTGTCAATATGAGATTCTTAACAGCTCGTTTAACAGCTTCTACATTTGTCTTTCGTACAATGTCTTTTGTTATAGGATGAGCGACAAAATCCAAATCCAGATCAGCCCATTGTCTGTTATGTGTAGAAAGTCCCTCTGTATATATTGCCGCCATAACTTGTTCCTTGTATTCCTATTTTCTTTATGTTATACTGTGTTGTGGGTTTGGTCGGGGATCAAGATATTACTTATGATATTAATTATCTTACCTTATCTTACCCTTCCTTTCCCTTGTCCTCTATATCTTTTCCAGCTTATTCTTTTCTTCTTATTCTTTGGCATGCTTCTAGTAGAATGTCTACCAATAGAAGTCACTTTTTTAATCTTTTCTCTTTTAGCCATAATATCTCCTCATATATTTATAATAGTTTTAGTATAATTTTCCAAATGGGCCGAAATGCCACTTCTGTCCCTTTTTCTGTGCATAATAAAAGGTTTCTGTTAGAAGATTTTCAAAAGCTTTTTTTGAAGTTTTGTCAATAATAATCTGTAAGATATTAAGAAAATCTACCATTTGCATCATTGTACTATTGCCACTCCAAATAAACTTCTTACCAACTTTCCCAGATGTTTGTAAATTTTTTAAAAAGTCCTTCCATTGTCCTGCAGCATTCTTCATTGTTTCTTTTTCTGCTTTCTCAGCAGCTGCTTCTTTTCTTGAATCCCATTCACGTTTCGACATTCCCCTAGGCTTCTCTATTTTTTGTCTATTCTTTGATCTATCTCCGACTGTCCATCTATATCCAGACTTTGTTAATAATTTAGTAGCATTATTCTTTATCATTGTCCACTTGAGTCCAGAAGATGTACTACCACCAGCAAAAGTGTTATAACTACCTTTGCCAGGATATTCAAGACCAAGTTTATCTAATCGAAGTTTAAATCTATCTTTTGGAACTTTACCCATCTGATGTTTCATGCCCTGTTCGGCAAATTCATATGTAATATCAGTAACACCCGGATCATTTCTTCTAAAAATTAATTTATAAACTCTATTTTGGTTATCTTTTAAAACAATATTTGATGTAACAGAAGGAAACCCCTTTCCATCAAAATAATC